GAGGAGGCATCAACCCTTTTTCCATTTATGATCAAACTCCCAGAGTGCTCTTTAGAAGATTTAAACCCGGTAGTGTTGAAGGATGTGATTGCTAAGTAAGACACTTCCTTTGTAACAGTTTGGGCGTATCTGTACTCTGGAACCAGCTGAGGTCCATAAGAAAAACATGCAGAACTTGTGCACTCTTTCTTGATAATCTCCCTACATTCAGAATCACCCCCTGGGCTAATGAGTGTCATCTTTGTACCCTCTACTCTAGAGAAGGTCCACGTCTCAGTGAACTCTTGTATAATCTTTATGCGTTGACAGCTAAAGACCGAGAAGTTACTCTCAAATACTTGCTTGTAGATGTTCACGGAGATCTGTTTTCCTTGTGTCATGTTGGTGCACTCCTGGAGGCACTGGACTACTGAAGGTCCCTCTGCCACATCCCTACAACTATAAGTGGAAAAGCCGTAAACAAGATGTGAGTCTATTGACAACATGGTCAAAAGGAGAAGATAGAAAGAGATACCCATTAGTATTGAGGTTATCAACATAAAGGTCTCAGTTTTATTTAAATATTGATAAAGTGGTGTTATGCAGGTCCATCCCACTAAGGGATTACTTTCGGGGCAGCTTTTTCTTCCTTATACATGGTATGAATTATAAAACCCGGATTCTCTCTACATGCAATCTGAGCAATCTCTTCTGTCACCTCTTTTATCTGGCATTTATGGATCTTCACAGATGTTTTAGCAATTGGAATTCCAGCATTAGTACGGATTGCATTTCCTTCAGCTGCAAACTCAACTTGCTTAAACTCTTCTCCAATGTATTTTATTATCATGAAAGCCATAGGTTGGAACCAGTATACTGTGGCATTTTGAAAATGAACACTAAGAGTTCTCTTTTTCAACATTGTCATACAACCTTTGTCGTGAGCAGTATCGATAATCCAGAATAGGAGTCTAGACACTCGGCTAGAAATTTCTCCAAGGTCTGCTTTTCTTATTATCCCCTCTACTACCTTCTCTGAAATCCCGACATCTTCATAACTATCATCGCACTCTTGGTAGAACTCTACATTCCACATTACACATAAGAACCTGAGAGTTGATGCCATTACGATATATTCGATAATGATCAATGCTAACTTTCTATTTATGCAAATCTGCCTTCAGACTGATATTAAGCTATCTACTGTTGAGATCTCAGTTTTATTTAAATACTCACTGGATCTTTCATCATTAGAAAGTATAACAACTTATAATCTTATGATGAGGAATACTCATAACACTCATAAGATCAAGAGATCTGAAAACACACGACAAGAAGCACACAACAAACGCCATCACATGCAAGGCTTATTCTCTTTCTTACGCACACAGGCATACAAGAAAGCTGCTGTATTTGTTCAAACAATCTCTTCTTCAACTGGAATGTTTCCAATTTTCTTTTGTCCCCCGTTTAAATTGACTGGTGAACACTTCTGCCTTGTATCTATACTATACAAATAAGAAGCAATCGGATCTGGTATCTTCACAGAGCACCTAAATTGGGGAGTGATCTTCAGCTCCCCAACCACAGTGTCCAGCTCTAACCCCAACAACTGTTTGGACATTGTTATTCTTATGGGGCAACCGTCTGATGTTCTACTTTGACCAAACCCGACTGCAGAGATATTGATTCTCTTATTAGTTGGAAAGAAGAATGAGTGTGTAACCTTTCCCCCCGATTTTCTCATATCCTCTCCTACAACCATTATCTTTCCATGGGATTCATCTGTGATTATGGGATCATAGTTGAACGTCACACTGACCAGTGTGGTATATTCCCTAGGACCTACTATGCAATCCATAAAATTCCCCTTTGCTTCCATGACTAAATCAGATGAGATTAAGTCATTTTTGATGAGAACTTTTGTAATAACGCCACTCTTGTTCACTTTCTCTGCCTTGTTTTGGAACTTTGACATATCTTACCTATTATTAAGGAATAATCAAAGATATATCTAACGATCTCAGTTTTTCTAAAATACTATCAAAGCAAGATTAAGGGAAAACAGAGCCAAGCTCTAATATGAAATCTTTGACCATAGCCTAAATGAGTCTACTACGCTAGCTAGCATTTGCATGATAAAAGTAAGATACATGAGGAAACATTCCTCCTCTCTTGGCAATACAATATATGAGGTTCCTAAGTTCCTTATATATCAACTTCATATCTGTTGGAAGAAGTTGAAGATGACGGTCGCGACTCTTGTCGAACAGGTGGAATCGCCGAGTTGAGAGCATTTTTGATGCCCCTCATTATCTCTTGGTTATACTCATATTTTAAGTCTTCCGACAGAGCATTGTCTCCCATAACTATCTCATACATATCAGGGGTCACCATGGACGCTCCATATTTCCTCATATTGGCATGATTGATATGCTTTTCAGTAAACCCGAGTTTGAGGTAGAGAGTGTTATAGTCCCAGCTCTTCCTCTCAACATGTTTATCTTTTGCCTTGTCTTGTACTCCGTTAGGAGCTTTGACGATGCTGTGCTCTGCAATCGAAGGCTTCTGGATCTTGCTGACGGCCTTGATCATCTCTTCCATTTCTTGCATTTTATGATCAAACATCTTCATCTTAACGTCAAAATCTAATGTCATTTTGGTCTTGATATCAGCCAACCCTTTCGAAACCCCAGTCAGCTTGTTGACTTCTTCGGTGAGGTGAGATGAAGTGTCTTTGATCTCTTTTTCAATGTTGAGATTCCTCTCACTTACAACACCCAATGCAAACATCTGGATGTGGGATAATCTCATCTCATATTCATGCTTGTGGAATTGCCTTTGAATGACTGTTGACCACTCCTTTCGATACAAAATTCCTAGAGATCCCATCTCTGTCTCCAAAGACTTGATAATTTCTGCTAAAGTAATGAGAGGGGCATCTCTATTGTCCTCTTCTGCCTCGAAGTCTTGAATTTGATTCTCATCGGTTCCAGGGCCAAACACCAATCCTGCAACATCCGGAATATTTTGTGTTGTCTCATCTGTCTCTTCCAGGAATTCATTTGGATCAATCTCGTAATTTCTTTCTGAAATCAAGTTTTCAGGAACTGATCCAAACACATCACTAGTGTCTACTGCCTGTCCAGATTCCATCTTAAAGTCGATTAGATTTGTAAAA